AAACGCTGATTTGCTTGCAAAGTTTCCAGAGAACATTTTCTTAAATGCTAACGCATAAAAAACGAAAGGACTAATATGTTACCATACATACTTACTGATAACTCGCTGACCATCGTAGTGGATGGTAAAGCACTCACGATGGAGAAAACAAATCCATCATTCAACGAGGCAACCAAACTTCTCGCAGAAGAACGGTTTGATGAATTGCCTGACTTGTTCGACGTTCCAAAAGCAGTCGAAAAATTCGCAGACGGAAACATCTCTGTCTCCGATGGAGAGGTTCGCTACAAAGATGAAGCGATTCACAATCACGTTGTAGGTCGAATCATCGACTTCATGCGTCAGGGACTGCCATATAAGCCTCTGGTGAGGTTTTTGGATAAGCTCATGGAGAATCCCTCTCGTCGTGCTGTAAACGAGTTGTATGCGTTCCTAGAACACAAAGCGATGCCTTTGACTCCAGACGGTAACTTTCTTGCCTACAAGGGAGTGAGAGAGGATTATACCGATTGGCACTCTGGCAAATTCCGCAACCAAGTCGGTGATGAGCATGAAATGATTCGTAACAATGTCTGCGATGACGCTAACATTGGATGCTCTTATGGTTTCCATGCTGGCAGCTTGGAGTATGCCAAAGGATACGGTAATGGAGGGCATCTGATGGTTGTTGAAATCGACCCCCGTGATGTTGTTAGTGTTCCATTGGATTGCGACCAGCAAAAATTACGCACCGCAAAGTATAAGGTTGTTTCTCACTTTGAAAAGAAGTTGGAAGAACCAATGTGCGATGATTACGGTGATTACGTCGAATTCGACGATGAGGAACCTAGAGATGACTCTCAATGGGATAATGGCTTTGATGCTGGCTACGAGGCAGCAAAAAAGGATTTAGTGGATAGTCTGTCCACTAAAAAGTAGCGTAGGTCATAACAACGCCTTGTCAGAGCATTTAAGAAGTTTTCGTAGTTGTCCCTTCTTACTGTAAGTCTCTGGCGAGGCAACCTATGTTAAAAAACATTTTACTGATGCTATAAAAAAAATTTTTATGACCTGCACTACTAAAGTTGAGAGTTTCTTTGATTCAATCAGAGACAAGGATATAGAGTCCTACAACGATTATTGGGGAGAGTTAAAGCCTCAATCAAGCAATGCAGCATTTCGCAGATACTTATTCGCCTTCATGTCGGTGCATACCAGTTGGAAGAATAACTGCAAAGGCTACAACGCAATCAAGCAATTTGGCAAGTGGACACTTGAAAAGACTAACCAGTTAGAACTCTGGAATTACAATGCAGACACTTTAT